CCATCAATTGTTTCAAGTTCTGCTTCACTGATATCTGCTGAACCAATTACAAAAGAGCCACCTGTTACTGCACCAGTGGCAGTGATGTTTCTAAATGATGCCGCGTCTTTGTTTGCGTCAACAACTACTGCTTTGGAAGCTGCCACAGTACCTGCAGTTATACCATCTATCATTTCAAGTTCTGCTTCAACTATTGCGGCAGAGCCTATAGTGATTCCGCCAGTAGTAATTGTGCCTGTTGCTGTTAAATTTCTAAATGATGAAATGTCTTTGTTTGCATCAACCACCACTGCCTTACTTGCGACAATAGTGCCTGCTGTGATGCCATCGATAGTTTCTAGTTCTGCTTCATTAATTGCGGCAGAGCCAATTGTCAATCCACCTGCTGTTACTGTGCCACTGAATGTTGGCGTGTTACTTGTAGATATTGTAAGTTGTGCACCACTGTCTGTAGATGTTTCAATGTTTGTACCGCCTTGGAAAAATAATCTATCTGTGCCAACTTCAATTTCCATGTCAGTTGAGTCATCACCTACAACATTCAATGTTGTGCTTGTAGATTCAACTGCCGCTGTAGTAGAACCGTCTGACCTTAAAATTTGTAGTGAATTTGATCCTGAATCTTTGATCTGTAAGTTTCCTAAGAATATAGTGCCTCCTGCAACATGAAGTGCAGACCATTTTTTATCTGCTGTACCTAAACTGAATGTGTCATCATCTGTTGGAACTAGATTGTCTGCAACTTGTATTGCTGTGGAATCATTCGATCTTAAAATATTTGTGTAAATTTCTGTCGAGTCGCCGCCAGCTACTCCTGTAAGTCCTGATCCATCACCAACAAATGCCGTTGCTGTCACTGTGCCTGCAACATTCAATGAATCACTTAGTGTAACTTCTGTAGAATCATCCGATTTTATAACAGTGACGACAAGGTCACCATCCATTACTATGTCACCTGTACCGTTTGGTGATAATGTTATGTCAGTGTCTTCAAAATTTGATGTGATTGTGTTACCATTAATATCAATGCCTTTACCACTAGAGTCATTACCTGTCAAATCATACAACTCATCAAAGTTGTTATTGATTTTTATCATCGCGGCTCTTAAGGTATCGCCGGATCCAGAGTTAATAGCACCTATTTGAATACGTTGTTTGGTCATGTATGAGTGTATTTAACAGAATCGATAAACTTAGTTTTAAAAATAAGATATTAACTATTAAGAAACAGTTGCACTAAATGGTGTGGATGGATCTGCACCTGCGGCTACTCTCATTTGGCCTTGTACAGCAAATTTATCAGCCGCTATATCCACTAATTTAATTGTGTCTCCTATTAATCCACCTGTTGTACCACCGTTAATTGTAATAGTATCTGAAGCAGACACTGTTGGGAATGACGATACTGCTGTACCATCTTCATCTAGGTACATTATTTGTCCCGATATGGTGTTGTCTGCATCTGGAACTTTAATTACATAGTTTGATGTATTTTGTACAGTGACAAAAAATTCATACACATTTCCTGAGCCAGTTGCATCTGGCAGTGTAAGAGTAACCAAAGCATTGCCGCCAACTTCGCCTAATAATAAAATTCTACCTGCGTGTTCTGCCTCAGTGATTGCATCAGTGGCTACAAATGTATGCACTGCTTGTTTGAACGATCCTGCCAAAGTTGTCAGTCCGTCTATTGTGGTTGCTCCAGAAATATCAAGTGTTGCCGCATCTAATTCGCCACTAATTGTAATGTTTCTACCACCAGTTATATCAATGTTAGCGTCAGCAACTAATGCCTTACTTGCAATAACTGTTCCTGCAGTAATATCTTCTATTTGCTCAAGGTCAACTTCTACTATAGAAGCAGAGCCAATTGTAAATCCGGCGGCAGTCACAACGCCACTTGCTGTTACGGCAGCTAAGCCTGATGCAACATTGGCCGATCCATCTAGCACTAATGCTTTATTGGCCGCACCAGCACCATTTGTAATACCATCTAATTTTTCTAGGTCAGTTTCATCAATTACTGCCGACCCAATAGTAAATCCTGCCGCTGTAACAACACCACTTGCTGTCAAGGCAGCCAAACCTGATGCCACGTTCGCTGAGCCATCTAGCACCAATGCTTTGTTTGCCGCACCAGCACCATTTGTAATACCATCTAATTTTTCTAAATCAGTTTCATTAATAACAGCAGAACCAATTGTAAACCCTGTACCAGTTACAACACCTGATGATGTTATTGCTCCTGATGTTAATGCACCCGCTACTTCTAATGCTTCGTTTATAACGACAGCGGTAGAATCTGTGGAATTTATTTCACGTACATCAAGTATAGTTGTATGTAATGTGCCTGACAATGTTACATTTCTAAAGTCACCTGCATCTAAGTTTGCATCTACAACAACTGCTTTATTGGCAGCTACTGTTCCGTTTGTGATGCCATCTAGTTTTTCAAGATCGGTTTCATCTATTACGGCTGATCCAATAGTAAATCCAGCCGCAGTTACAACGCCACTTGCTGTCAAGGCAGCCAGACCCGATGCTACGTTTGAAGAACTGTCAAGCACTAATGCTTTATTGGCAGCTCCAGCACCGTTTGTGATGCCATCAATTTTTTCTAAGTCAGTTTCATTAATTACTGCTGATCCAATAGTAAATCCAGCGGCAGTGATAACACCACTTGCTGTTACGGCAGCCAGTCCTGATGCTATGTTTGCTGATCCATCTAAAACTAATGCCTTATTTGCCGCTCCTGCACCGTTTGTGATGCCATCTATCTTCTCTAAGTCAGTTTCGTCTATGTCTGCCGACCCTATAATAAATTTTGTTGCTGTAACGTTTCTAAATGTGCCAATGTCTTTGTCCGTATCAACAATCACTACCTTCTCTGAGGCAACTGTACCAGCTGTGACACCGTCAATAGTTTCTAGTTCTGCTTCGTTAATAATTGCCGATCCAATTGCAAAGCCTGTTGCAGTAACAGCACCCGATGATGTAATTGCTCCTGATGTAATTACACCTTCAACATCAAGTGCGTCATCAATATTAATTGTGGCAGAATCATCTGCTTTGATTGGTCCTGCTAATGTTATCCCATCATTAAACAACACACTAGTTGAATCTGCAGATGCAATAGAATTTACAGTGAGTAATTCACTGTCCATAGCTATTGTTAAAGTTTGTGTACTATCTGAAAAGGATGTTGACGTTGTTATTCCGTTGCCACCTTTGACATGAAATTCCTGTGTAGGAATATTGACTGTCATTGAAGTCGAGTCATCGCCAAATATTGTTAAGTCTGCACTTGTAGCTCCTAGCAATTCAGATGCTACTCCACCATCAACTGCACTGTTGATAACAAATAATCCTGTGCCACCTGTGCCTGGTGCTTTAGCATAAAACTTTGATACAGCGGCCGCACTTGGATCTGATTGATTGTTTGCAAATGTTAAAAAGTCATCAATAACAACAAGATTTGTGGTTGCATTTAATGTTATATTTTCACCTGATGCTGATGCTATAGAATTTATTCCTGTCATTGCCGCATCGACACTGATTTTTACAGAGTTGCCGCCTGCTGTGGTGTCAGTTGTAATACTTGTTCCTCCAGTGAAAACTAATTCTGCATCATCAAAATCTATAGTAATGGCCGCACTGTCATCGCCAGCAATAGTAATTGTTCTTGAATCTACATAACTTTTACTAGCGGCATGATTTGCGTTACTGGGTGTTGTTGCAACTTTGATTTGGCCTAATGTAATATTTGATACAGATGTAACAGTGGCTTCGTGAGTTGTTGTACCTATTACAAAATTATCATCACTTGCGTCCCAATATAACAGTGCATGATTTTCTGATCCTCTGTTGAAAAACAATCCTGAATCTTCACCGTCTGCTGTTGAGTTATTTCTGTTTACTTCTAAAAACGAATCTTCAATTGTGGTAGTTGTACTGTTGAGTGTAGTCTGTGTTTCAACTTCTAAATTAGAAATTCTTATTCCTGTTGTACCACCATCTTCTGCAAATGCAGTTAATAAGTCTCCGGACGTGGTTCCGCCATCTGGCGAAACTGCTCTTAGAATTACTTTGTCTTGTCCTTGAATGATCTTCATATGAAGTATTTATTGATGTACTAAGAACTCAAGAGAAGAGGGGCACATGGCCCCCCTTCTAATATCCAAATAAAATTATTTGAATGATACGTTACTGATGCTAATTCTAGCAAGATAGTCAGCCGCATTACCTAGAGATGACGCTGTGTTTGATAACTCAGTGTATCCATATCTAGTTAAGAAACTTACTACCGGCTCGAATGTAGACGGATCTAGTACAACGCCTGAGCTCATTAACGGTATGTATGGGCAGTAAAACGCAGGAGCATCTGCTTCTGATGGTCCTTTATATCCTACTAATACATCTGTTCCTGAAGCCGCATAGCCGTCTACGTAGACTCTCATTGAGTTATTTAAAGTTCCAACAAATTTAGTATTTGTCGGTGCTTCAAATACACCTTCTGTAGATCTAGCAAACGCCGAAGTCGTAGCAGATTGTAGTATTGTTAATGCTTCAGATGAAACAACAGCATAGTTACCTGCACCACGTCTTGTTCGCTGTGCAATTAAGTTTGCTTGTTGGTTGATCAATATGGCAAGAGCCGCATGTTCGTCACCAACAAATGTTGCAGTACCTGACACAGCACTTTGATCAAATGCTCCAGCTGCCGTACCTGCTAAGGTTCGTAGTGAAGTAATGATTTCTTGGTCGATCTCAGCAGTAATCTCTTGGGCTAATGCCGCCATGATTTCTGCTTCTATATCAACACCTTGTTGTGCTTGTGCATCTTGAGCTGATTCAAAAGTCCATCTTGCAGATAGTTTTCTTGATTTAGCTTCTACAACTTGTTTTAGGATCTGCACGTTTAATCTGTTACCTGCAGTACCTTCTAAAGTTGCTGTTGCACTACCTTTAGCAGGATCACTGTCGTTACCTGAATAAGATGATGCAATTTTGAAAGGTGATAGTGCTTCGTCACCAGCCGTGATGTTTGTAGCACCACCGGTTGTTGCGTCAGCATATCTAACTCTCAATGTGTGAATTTGACCAACGGGACCAG